AGCTAAGACAGACAGAGCAGTACATCCAAGACGCCCGTATCATTCTCAAGAAAGATTTTGACATTGACAGAAGGCAATTTACCGCGGACATTTTAAGCCAGCTTTCCACCCTACAAAAAGAGGCCAGAAACAGCAATCAATTAAACGTAGCTTTAGGCTGTATTAACTCAATGGCTAAGATTGCACAGATTACAACATGAGCATATTAACCAGAGAAGGATCAGTATTAGATATTGCAGGCACTAGCGGAGTTTCGATTGATATAAAACAATTATTAGCAAATATTAGAAATGATCTACACGAACCACAGAGACAATTCTTTGATAACAGTAATACTGAAATATTAGGACTATCAGCTGGTTATGGGGCAGGGAAGACTAGGGCGCTTTGTGCAGTATGTGTAAAATTAGCAGCACTAAATGTAGGATTTACAGGTGCAGTAATGGAGCCAACAGGTTCATTAATTAGAGACATCTGGCAAAATGACTTCGAGCAGTTTTTAGAACACTATGAAATACCTTATTCTTACAGGGCTAGTCCACTTCCTGAGTACATATTGCATCTACCAGACGGAGATACAAAGATACTTTGTAGAAGCTTCGAGAACTGGTCTAGGATAATCGGTTTAAATTTGGCTTTCGTGTTGGCAGATGAAATAGATACAGTTGCACCATCAGTATGTGATAGAGCATTTCCAAAGATTCTAGGTAGGTTAAGGTCTGGTAATGTCAGGCAGTTTTGCGCAGCAAGCACACCAGAGGGTTTTAGATGGATGTGGAATACTTTTGGATCAGAAGCAGCACAGGAAAGAACAGACCGTAAACTAATAAGAATGAGAACGCAAGATAATCCACATTTACCAGAAGATTTTATTGAACGAATGCAAGCAAACTACGACCCTAGTATGTTGCAGGCTTACCTTAACGGAGAGTTTACTAACCTTACAACTGGGCAGGTATATGACAGATTCGTAAGAGAAGATAATATTGTCGATACTATTCCAAGTATCCAGATGGAGCCATTGAGAATAGGTGTAGACTTCAATATTGGAAATATGAGCGCGGTGATAGGAATAAAATTAGGGGAAAAATTGTTAGTAATTGATGAGATTGTATCAGCACATGATACAGACGCACTTGCTCAGGAAATACAGCGTAGGTATCCTTCTAATAAGATTTACGTCTACCCTGATGCATCGGGTGGCAATCGTAGTACTAATGCAGCAAAAACAGACATACAGATTCTTGAATCCTATGGCTTCATTAATCTTTCAGCCAAAAGTAATCCAGCAATCAGAGATAGAGTCTCTGCCGTACAGGGTTTGTTATGCAACGGAAAAGGACAAGTACGTTTACAAATCAATGCCAGTTGCAAACGTATGATTGAGTGTCTTGAGTTACAGAGTTATACAGATAAAGGCGAACCAGATAAAGACGCTGGTTACGACCACATGAATGATGCACTAGGATATTTAGTTTGGAGAGAGTTCAATCCATTATTTGCTAGGTCAGGCAAAGCTACAGGGATTAGAATATATTAAGAACATGGTACTATTGAGGCAAAACTGTGTATAGCTCACTAAATATTTACAATCAGCCCATAACACAAGCTGCTACAACAGTTGCCAGCCCTAATGCGGCCTATCAAAGAATGGCACAATTTTGGGACTTGATTACAGACTTGAAAGAAGGTACATATAAGATCAGAAGCGAACACAGAAAATATTTACCACAGGAAGCTAGAGAGACAGACGATAGTTATGACGTAAGACTCAGTAGGTCAACAGTGGTGCCATATCTGCAGCGTATAGAAAAAATGCTTTCAGGTATGCTGGTAAGAAAGCCTGTAAGACTAGATGATGTAACAGACCTAGTAAGAGAGCAACTATTCGATGTAGATTTAGAGGGTAATGATCTCAATGTGTGGCTTTACCAGACAGCAAGGCAAGCAATAAGTTTTGGTCATGTTGGGGTTCTTGTTGATGCACC